TAGTGCTATCTAATTTAGCAAAAGACACAACGTTATCATTAATTTTAGATGTTGTAACAGAATCATCAGAGGGTGTAATTGTACCCCCTACCGCACCAGATATTTCTACAATAAAGATTGATGCTCCACTTGCAGGTGCTGTAGTAAATGTAATCTGTGTTCCGCCTGTAGCTAGTGTAAAGTCTGTCCCCGGTTTTTGAATCACACCATCATGAGATACTAATAGCTGTGCGGCAGAACCTACTTGTGTTCCTAAACTAAATGTTGTGTTAGAACCATTGTAAGTATTACCACTCGTGTCTAAGACAGTGAATGTTCCGTTTTTAATTGATTGTCCTATGTATGCCATTATTTACTCCAAACACTATGTGTTAAATTTCCATTTTCATCTGTTGCTAATAATTTATCATATTCTGTTTCAGTTGTATAATTAGCAGGTATATCTCTCATGGCTTGTCTCCATGTTTTTACATCGTCAGGCATAGTGTAATCAGAGTTTGCCATGTAATCTGTTTCTTGTAATTTTATACTTCTAATTTGTTTTATTCTCTCAAGTTTTCTATCTTTAGCAGCATCTTCCCATGCTTTTATCTCTAAGTCTCTTGCTGTTTCTTCTTCTGCGGTGTATTGAATTTTTACACCATTTATATTTTTATATCTAGGCATTATGTTTTTTTCACTCCATATAGTTCTGCTGAGCCACTAAAATTGCCACTGCCAGATATTGTCCATTTAAGTGCATTTATCGCAACATCTTGTAAAACCATCATTTGCACTAAACCCATTTCACTATAATTTCCTGTTCTAGAATACGAGTCGTTAAAAAAAATATTAGTATATCTATTAGCATGGTTGAGATTATAAAAAGTCATCTCAATATTTGTTGTTTCAGCACTATCATTACCACCACAGTTGGCGGCAATTGTTTGAGCAGCTGTGCCAGTTGCACCATATAATGTACTACTAAAATTATTGTCTGAGGCACCTCTGTTATTTTTCAAACCTGCCGTTCTCTTATTGTATGCTGCATAGGTAGAACCACCATCAGCACTTACATCAAAATTTAAATTAACATCATCTTGTGTAAACTGAACATCATAGAAAAATAACTTGTAAACTTCATAATCACTAAAAGTCCTTGCTATTTGAAGATTATCAACACCTGTCCAAGTATATTGTTGAATAAAATCCATTCCAGAGGCACCACTAACTGTGCCTGTAAATGCAAATGTGTCACTTAAATCTATACCTGTTGATGCTACTGTTGTCTTACTCATCTATCCTCCTATGGTTTAGTAGGCCAAGTTGCGTTTTCGCACTTCTCTACTGTATCTTTTCCTGCAGGTAAGTCTCTTAGATTCTGTCGATATGTTTTCATATCATCACTAAGAGTGCTATCTGATAAAGCTAGATAGTCTGTCTCTGCTAATAATCTGTTTCTTTTACTTCTTAATTCAGCCAAGGCTCTAGCAGGAGCTGCATCAGCCCATGCTTTCTCTTCTGCGTCCCTGGCGGTCTCTTCTTCCGCTGTAAATTGGACTTTTACTCCGTTTATATTGTGATATCTTGGCATGATCTCTCCTTTATATCAAGTTTTTTAGTTAATTCCATACATTTCTATTGTACCTGAGTCTATGTTTCCGCTAGGGAACTTAAATTGTATTGCGTCTATCGCACTAGTGGTATTAAAATATCCTGCAATATACGCATTGTCTGAAAAATCATCACTACCACCATCAGACGCTGTTTGTGTAGTAGATGTAAAATGTTTTACAAAAGTGGTGCTACTTGGGTCAAACAAAAATAATTCACCACTAACATGTTGGTCCGCATCTGCTACTGCAGTGTTTACAGACAAAGGTTGAAAACTTGTTGATTGAGCAAGGTCTCTACTTGTCAAATATCTAACTGCTGCACTAGCATCATTTTCATAATGATAAGCATCAAAAAATGTAGAGGTTAAAGTAACTCCATAAGAACTTCCTGTATTTGTGCTACATTGAAATCCAAAGTCTACATTACCATCATGACTAGGATGTATTTCAATAAATCTAAACTTATAAATGTTATAAGTATTATCTATACTACTTGTAAAACTTAATGTGCTACTACTAGATGCTGTTAATGTAGCTAATTTTTTTTCTGCATACTCTAATCCTGCCACAGAGTTAGTTCCTGTAAAAGTATAATTAGCGGTTAAGTCCATTGATGCAGGTTGTATCTTACTTAATGCCATATAATGCTATCCTCCCTGCATCTATATCGCCACTATCAAATTTAAATTGTACTGCATTAACAGCCGAAGTGGTATTTGCATAACCCCCTATATAGCTGTTAACAGAATACGCATTTCCCGATGCTCTATTAGTATTTGCTAAAAAGTGTTTTACAAACGTAGTTGATGATGGACTAAATAAATATAATTCACCACTAATACATTCATCATTTGCATTACCAACTTGTTGTCCTAAACTTTGAAAGCCAGTTCCTTGTGATAAATCTCCTGATGTTTCGTAACCTAATGCAGCAGAACTATCATCCTCACCATGATAAGCGTGTAAAAATGTACTAGTTTTAGCAACGTTGTAATTACTGCCACCATCAATACTTACATTAAATTCAAACTTCTTTTGGTCAGTTTCAGGATGTATGTTTATAAATCTAAATATATATGTTTTATATGTAGCGTCTAAAACTACACTACTAGCACCATTAACAAAACTAACTGTACTGCTAGAACTTGCATCAATATTTTTAATTAAAAATAATTTTTGTGTACTCCCTACTCCAGATATAGTTCCAGTAAAAGCATAATTATCTGTTAAATCAAAAGAGTCTGCTGTTAATTTACTAAGTGCCACTATACTACTCCAAATAATTGAATTGTTCCATCATCCATATTACCACCTGCATCAACTAATTTAAATTGAAACCTTGTCAAGGCAGATGTAGTGTTAAAATATCCTGCCATAAACCAAGATTGAGATATATCACTTTCCCCAGAAACATTAGACATAGCCATAAAATGTTTTACAAATGTAGTTGAACTAGGATTATATATTCTTAACATTCCAGAAGTTGATTGGTCATTATCTCCACCTACATCATCTATTAATTTTTGAAAAGAAGTTCCTTGTGCTTGGTCCATAGCAGTTCTATAGTCTGTTCCCGCAGTGCTGTCTGATTCAGTGTGATATGTTCTAAATGAAGTCGATGTAATTGTTTGGTTGTAATTAGTATTTGTTCCTGTATCAGCCTGAAAACTAAAATCAACTTCACCATTAGTTGCAGGGTGTATATTATTATAAATAAATAAGTATTCTTTATAAGTGCTATCTATACCTGATGTAAATGATACAGTTGCAGTTCCTGCTGATATAGAAGATTCTTGAATTAATACTAAAGGTGTTTCATCAGCTAATCCCGATACTGTGCCACTAAAGCCATATGTACCTGCAAGATTTAAGCTATTGGCTTTAACCTTGGATAGTGATGTAATAAACCTAGACACCTACTACCCCTTACTATTTGCGTCTTTTACCGATTTAATATGTGTGTACCAAGAACCTGTCTTATCTAATTTACCATCATTAATATCGTGCCACAATTTATCTAATTGTTCGTTATAAGATAAATATTCTTTTCTTCTTTTTGTTAGCACAGCATCTAGTGTTTCCTTAGTATTACCTGCTGTTTCGTATGAGGCAAGTTGAGAATCTGTTGGTTGTGTAAGACCTTCAACATTCCATTTTTTTATATAAATGTTTCCATCTCCATCATTTGCTAATCTAACATCATTTATAAAATTAATAGTTTTTGAATTTGCTTCACAATAAAGTTTTATTTTTGTAGCTAAAGTTGCCATTCTATGTATCTCCTAATCTAACAAATGTTGCATAAGTTTGATTTTCACTCGAATTACCGTTTATGTAAGTTCCATTATTTGTATTGTAAGTAAATCTTACTTTTATGTTTGAAACATCTGTGACATCAAGCAGAGACTCACAAAATATGGCTCCACCTATCGTGGTTCCTGTATAATCAAAATAATTAAATTGTTCTGCAATATCACTATAGGAAGAATTATTTGTAGTTGCTTCTATACCTCCACCAAAATAAGTATCACCATTAGCTGAATGCATCATAACATATCTAACAAGATAAAATCCCGTACTTGGAAAACTAAAAATACCAGAACTTTCAGACATACCAGAGCCAAGAACTCCATAAGCTGTGCTGTCATTTCTTTCCCAATTTGAACTAATAACAGTATCAGCATTTTGTGAAGGTGATGTAAT